CTCCTTTTTATCTGATTTAAATGACGTGATTCCGCTCAGGAATCAAGTTGTAAGTATTTATTGGTAAAGTTGGTAAATTATGCTGTAATATTACGATTTGATCCAGATCTCGTCACTTTTAGTGGTCTTCACATACTTGTAGCCAAGATCGTTCAGTATTTTAGTGGCTTGGCGTGTTATGACTGGACGTTTTGCTCTCTTCATTTCTATATTGACCACAGGGGCATTTACAGCCAAGGTCTCCCTTGCACCCTCCAACAAAGGCACTTCGAATCCGTCCACGTCTATCTTGACATAATCTATTTCAGTCAGATTGAAACTGTCTAAGGATCTGCACTTGATGTCACCTTCACGAGGTTCTGTATCACCTAGGACATGGTTAAGGTGTGTGTCATTTTTGCCTTGCTCCGCCGAGTGTTCATGACTGCTTAGACCATAAGGATGTAGTATCACATTAGACTCTGTAATGTTTCTATTGAAACATTCTCTGAAGTTAGGGTTGGGTTCGAAACATATAACTTTTTCAAATATTTTAGCAAGTGGTCTAGTCCATTGTCCGATGTTACTGCCGATATCGATTGCGTTGCGATAAGCAGATACATATTTTAGACTTGCATCTCTTTGCCTATTTTGTCCGTCACCTGCGTCTTCAAGTAATGTTGGTTTGTCATGCTGTCCGTATAGCACCCAGAAACTATTCTCCGTCAGCACCACACTCCTTGCAGGCACAGTCCGGGCAGTCCCTACACTCGGTGCAGGATTGTCCACAGTGCTGTTCGCATTCGCATTTCTCACAAATGTACTTTATCATTATCATAGTTCCTTAAATTTTTTTAAGATGTCCGTGTTGGGCAGTTTGGATTGTAATTGCTGTTGCAGTCTGTGTAGGGTCTGCATCTTGAGTCTGGCATCTAACTTGTTGTAGTTGGCCACCGCTCGTCTAATGTTCTTTAAATTTGCGTCTCGTATGTTGAGTGACCTTTCTATATGTGTTAGGTTCTTGTAGTGTTCCTCCCACGTCCTTAGGTATCTCCTCAGTGACATCACAGGGACGGGCTGTCTCTGCCTCATGGCCTGTGCTTCATCCTTGTTCTTAAGTTTTTTGGTAATCTCAGGATCACCTGACACTATGGCCAACATGTTGGATAGATCATTGTTAATCATCCTCACTTTGTCAAATGTTCCCTTTGCCATGGTTTGATCTGCATAGGACTTTACGAACGATTGTGTTGCTTTTTGTTGGCTCATTAAAGCTAGTGCTAAGAAACTTAGATATATTCTCTCTGTGACTTCAGGAAAAGTAAATCTCTGCAGGTCACTAAATTTCCTTATGACCTTGCCTTCTGATACATACTTTAAAAATGGTGTTAACATATAGGTATTTACCGGGCTTATGCAACGAAATTTTATTCTAACAGATGTAATGAAGACTGGCCAGCACCAGGATCTTCATGATTTTATCAATTTAAATAGCCTTAACGATCAAAGTTTTGAGCTTGAAAATGAATATTACAGACTACACAACCACGACCTTGACAGTTATGACAGACGGTTTGCAATCGTAGATGTGAGACACGACAACATAAGACTCAAGGAAAGCAAAGAGTTTGATGCAGAACTTAAAAATAGGTGCGACATCCTACACAGCCAAGGCTTCAAATTCATATCAGCAACTACCTGGGAGTCAGAAGAGAACATAAAACAAATGCCATTGTATCCTGAGTTAGACTTAGAGCACGTGAAATGGACAGGTGGTGTGTCGTGGTTTTGGTTCTACATGTATCAAAAACACAAAGACACAAAGTTTAATTTTGATCACTCTAAAAAGAAATATGACTTCCTTTATCTTAACAAGGCACCAAGACCACACAGGCTAAAACTATACCACAAATTAAAGGACAAGGGCATATTAGAAAACAGCCTGTACACATTCACACTGCTAGATGAACCAAAACGTCTTGATAAGATGTACGAGTTGCCGGGCATAGATCCTGAAGACTATCCACGTTTTGGAAAGGATCAAGACATATATGAGGCACCCTACAACGACACCGCTTGTAGCATTGTTTCTGAAACCAATGACAATGACTTCGAAGTGTTCATGACTGAAAAGATATGGAAACCAATCATAGCTCAGCATCTCTTTGTAGTTCACGGCAACTATCTTTATCTACAAAGATTAAAGGAAATGGGGTTCAAAACCTTCAACAACTACTTTGAAGAAGCATACGACATAGATAAAGATCCAAATACTAGAATTGAGACTATAGTAGATGTGTGCGATAGATTGCGTGACGCTCCATGGCAGGACATATACCTACAGAGTAAAGCGTTGAGGCAGTATAACTTTGATCACTTCTTTAACAAAGAAAAGTTAAGTTTAGAAATTAATAGAACTTTGAATCTATTTCTTGAATTTGCTGACAGCCGTTAAGTTTCTTCTAGAGAATCCCAACCTATCCACCAATTTGACGGCATTACCTGACTTGTCTACAGCTACAAACCCTTCTGGTTCAGTTACTTCCAACCCACTATCTGTCTGTGAGAAGGATCCTATCGACATGGCCTGGTTCATCTTCTTGAGTACGAACGCTTTCATCGTCTGCACTGCCTTGTAGAAAGTCAGCATGGCCTGTAAAGGTTTCTTGGCCCTGTTCAGGAACACAGGCATCTGTTTCATCTTGTCCTGTCTCAACTGTAAGGCCTTCTGTGCCTTCAGCCCTGACATCTGCTGTTGCATTCTATCTGCATAGAACTTCTTGAAACCTTGCAAGAACTTATTTACGTCGGTTGGTAGTTGTCCTTGTTTGACCATTGCGTTGATGTACATCTGGAACGTTGGAATGAAGTCTTGGTTCTGTCCAAGCACACCAGATAGGTTCCTCGGCACCCCGTTAAGCAATGACTCTAGTTTCTCTATTCCGTTGTAGAATTGTTTTGTCTCTTCATCTGTGAACTTCGCACTGCCTGACACGTCTTTATATGTGGCGTTGTCAAAGAACACATCTGGACTCTGTGCAAAGGCACTAACGTCTGCTCCACCCTGTGCGTCCATTGTGGCTAATGAATCACCTGCGTATGTCGTATGGAATATAATGCCCACCTTGGCCCTATCTATCTGCTTGGATAGTTCACCACCCTCTGGCACTGCGTAAGTTATTGTGTTGGGTGTGAATGTTAAATTTGGCTTGCCATCAATGTTCTTCCTGGTTATGTCCTCATCGGTGAACAATAGGTCACCCTGCACAACACCTTGTATGTTCAATTTCTTTAGATGCACTAGACATTTTAAAAGTTTCTGTCCTAGCTCATCTGTGCCATGATTATTTGCTATGTCTTTCTTGGTGTAATTTATTTTGGCCGCCTTGGCAAATACTGATTTAGTTCCTACGAAGAATTTTCCATTGTCTGGATTGGTTCCACATACCACAGCAGGTGCACCATCCCACTTGACTGACACACTCATAGCCTCTGAGCTGGTACCTTTAAGTGTTAGTAGCAATCCTCTAAAGTATTCGACCACCGCCTTGCCACCCTCGTAGCCGTCAGTAATCACAATGTCCTCGATGTGTTCGAGGTGTGTTCTCTTAAATTCTGTCAATACGTCTTCTATCAGCATACTGTTATTTAATGTAAGACTCCCATGCTTGTTCTTCGGTTATTTTGTTTTGGATTCCGTGTAGTCCTATGTACACGCCTTTTTCAAAATCATACTTAAAATTATCAACAAAGTTAGGTTTATACATATTTTTCCAAACCGAAAGTATAATTTTTTGGCTATCTTGCCAGGCTTGGAATTGCTTTTGTGTGTAATTCACACCAAATTTTGCGAATTCTTTTTCAGCACTTTCAAATCCTTCGTACAAACAACAACCATTGAAATTATTCCCAGGCGGGCTTATTTTTTCACGATAAATTACGTCATTGTATATAGAGTAAAGCCATCTTACGACTGCTCGTATCTCCCATTTATTGCCAAATTTTTTCCATGCCTCTTTTTGTGAGACTTCCCAGTCTGGTCCGTACTGTGTGTATCTGTGATCATCTGGATCAACATTAATCCTTAGTTTATAATGCCAGTTCAGTATTATTATTTCTAAGAACTTTTCAAAATAGATTTTAGTGCATTGATCATCTATTGGAGTGTGTCGCAAATTTGCAGTGTGATTCCCTGTTCCTTTTAAATGGTGATAAGCAAGTGCCGGAGTTATCTCCTGCTCCGCGAATATACCTTGTATATATGAAACGTTGGATCCTGCGGGTGCAATGAAAAATTGCACTAGTCCTCTTTGTATTCGCCGTCTTTGATTCTAAGAACGTTCTCTTTTACGTCTCTGTTCTCTTTGATACGGGCAACACCCTTGCTGAACTTGGAGGCGTCCATGTTCTTGATCGCTGAATTGAACTTCTTCTCCAGTTTAAATGCAGTGTCCTGGTCAAAGTTCTCCCTGATATAGGTCATTAACCTTATGGCACTCTCTAGGATGTGAGATGCACGACTCTCCACGACTTCTTCCTTGTCCCTTTTAAGGGGCATTGAGCTCAATTCTTCTAGTAAACTTTTAGTGTGTTTTTGCATTGTAGGTATTTACTTCTTATTGTAGCACAATTCTAGCATAAGTCTACTCTTTATTGTCGCTGTAAGTATTTTAAAAGGTATTTTTCTAGTTCTTGATATTGTTCTGGGGCATGATGAGTGTTAAAGTGTACATTTTCTTTTGCAGTCATGGTGTCGTGCATATGCCTATTACCACAGAAATTGAAAAGATCTATTATTTTCTTATTGCCTTCAATAAGTTTTATTTTGTCTATGCCAAGGTTTGAATGATCTTTAACATTATCTATTTTTCCAAATTCGTTACACATATCAAAAAACAAATAATTAATTTTACGATTATCTAAAAAAGCAGACAACATTATAATTTCCGTGAACATCTTGTCCCAATGGTTCCTACTATTTGGTATACATCCATAGTAAAGATCGATAAGCTCTTCAAGTTTATCCTTGGCAATGTCATTTCTAATTTCTTGCTTGGTTGTAAACAAATGTTCTTTGGTTTGCATTGGAAACCAATTGCCATCAAGCCCATCCTGGTGCTCTCCTATTGCCAATTCCCATCGATGACTGAAAGTAATAGGCACTATGACAAAATGTGGATCACCGTTTTGTGCTATCCATTCAACAGTAGACCGACAGGTACGTTGGAAACTTGTTGCAACTTTGGAAATGTTCTCAACCTGTTCGCATTCCAAAGCTTCTATGAACTTATTTGAAGGATCCCAGCATCGTCCAAAACTACAACCGTTCAATAACAAAGTTCTCATTTTATTTTTCTATATATAAAATATTTACGTTGATTTGTATCGTCTCTTATGTCCAGGATCTTTAGATTAAAAATTTCAGCTAGTTCTATTATAAATGGCACATTCCACGCAAAGAACTCTATCCATTTGGCTTCGGGCTTGTCGTGTTGGACTCCAGGATTAACTCTGAAGAACATTGTGCCGCCATCCTCCAGTAAGGTCACACATCTACCTACCTCTGCTATGATCTTGTCCCTGTCGCCAAAGTTTACTGATCCTAAACACATTATAACGTCAAACAATTGATCTGTCCTGTATTCTAGTGTGCTGACCTGCAGGTCCGCTTTGTCGTTGTAGGGATCTATGCCAATGAGATTATCTATCCTACCTTTAAATTCATTATATCCGCAACCAACATCTAAGACTGTCCTTGGTTTAAGACTGTTGATTTCGTCTATCAGTGCCACACCCGAGAACTTCCATTTCTTCATATCATTCTGCCAATACTTTGAGAAGTAGTTGTGTAAACAGGCGTTTTCAATAGCTTCAACATACTGTTCTATGGTATCACATCTCTTTACCTCTACACCAAACGTTTCCATAATGTAAGGCTGTGTGATCTTTGTGAGATCGTTTTGACTATAACCTAGGAGTTTTGCAAATATTTTTTTGTTCATGAACTAATACTATATAACAAAACTTATAAAGTCTATATCTTTTTCTTGATTGGCTTTGATAGTATCTGTCTGGTGCGGTCTGTGATCACACCTGTTATTACCAACATGGGCCTGGGCTTGTTGCTGGCGTTTGCTGTTGCGTGTGGAATGTTTGGCCAATCGAACTTGTGTATGTCTCCAGTCCTCCATCTGTCAAACTGTTCGTTACCATACATAATGAACTGTCCCGGCTCCCAATCCTGTAACATAACCATGATCCTTATCACATTGTTTGCGTCTGGATCTAAGTCATACAGTTTATCTATATGCATGTTCAACACTTCGCCTGTGAACTGTATGTGTAGTTTCGAACTGACCGCAGACATTTCAAAGTAGTCAGTCATCCTCTGTAGTGTAGGACATTTAGAAAAATCTTTTAGACCCCTGTAAATGGTCATCTTGGGATCAGCACCTGCTGTCTTTAGATCATTCTCTTCTGCTTCTACATTGACATTAATATTTTCTCTGCCTGTGCCTTCCCTGCGATTGCCCCAGTTCAACGGTTTGGCATCCTCGATGACAGATTGTAGTTCTGTTTGCCAACCGCCCGTGAACTTGCCTAGGTGTTCAACACACTCTGTGTCCTTGTGCCATTTGTTGAAGTGATAGTTGCTTCTTGCTTTTGCGTCTTCCCAATTACTTGTAGACATAAACCTGTATTCCTTTTTGTGCATAATTATGTATCCGTCCCTTGTTGTTCGGGAAACTTATATCGAGTAGTCTACATAGGTCTACGTTGTCTTTTGGGTTTGTGATTCTATGCTTGTTGTCTTTAATGAATTGCATCGTGTCTTTGTTCTCTGCCTGGATGTGTTCCCACATTTTGTCTATGTTCTCAAAGTGTTGATAGTTAGGATAAGTGATGTTGAAATGCCCACACAGTTTCCACCACTCCAAACATTCATAGTCGTTCCTGTACACCATCACTATTGGATGGCCTTTGCCTTTTAGTTCGTCTAAACGATGTGCGAACGTGTGTGCTTTCACTATTCTTTTACCTGTTCCTGAGAACGGTCCGTCCCACTCGTCTACACCGAACTCCATGCCCGGATCCCAATAGGCTCCAATGTGCATCAAGTGACTGCGTCCAGGGGTATCAGCATCATGATGGTAGGTCCTTGCCTCTGAATAGTCTGTGTGATCAATGTCATCACTCCAGTAGATATTCTTAACAACACTACTCCATTTTGATCCTGGCGCCCCCGTGAACAGTATGTACATTATTTGGTCAGCTCTTCTTTGTAGATTGCATTGTAACCCAATTGGTTCTTCCCAAAATCTGATAGTGTTTTCAATGCACCCGGTGTAATGAATGACTTCAGTGTTCTCACTGCGGCATCACCCTCTGCGCCTGTTCTCCATTCGTACTTGCCAACTTTCTTTTCTATTGCGGCCACTGACTCTGGATCCTTGATCATCTTGTCCAAAGCGGCAACAAGTTTCGCTTTGTTTGGATTGCCCTTGTTCACCCAGAATGCCTTCTGTAGTGCATCTCTCCAACTCTTGACAAGTTTGTATGCATCATAGAAGTCACCACTTGGTGCAACACCGTGCATTGATTCAAACAATGCCTCAAATGTTGGCTCTGTGAAGTTGGGATCCTTGTCGTGTCCACCGGTGTCGACATTCAATAGCCCATGATGGAACCATGTATATGCTTCACCTTTCTTGATCACTGGCATTACATGTTTCTTGTAGGCGGCAGGATTTTCTCTGGTTGCGTTCAAGTCACCTCTGATGAATGCTAGTCTTCTCTCAGATCCTCTCATGCCCTTTACCCATACAATCTTTTCCTCAAATGTTTTTACAGGGTCATTGTTTGGTCCTGCAAGTAACATGACAATTGCCATGATCTCTGGAGTCATGCCAGATCCTGAAGGAAACTGTATTGGTCCATTAGTGGTGTCTGTTTTTTTCCTTGCACCAACAATGATGTTGAGGTTCATGTGTCCTACCGATTCCCAATCAAAGTAATTGTAATCAACTGGCTCAGTAAGGTATGATATACCGTTACCACCGTGTGATACAAGTATAGTCTTGTCATCGAACCTAAGTTCATTTTGGAACTCGTTAGGACCTAGTTGGTCTCTTGCCCCTGGCTTGTAGATCAAGTTGATCTTCTCACCTAGGTGTTTCTCCCATTCTGCTACAACTATCTGTGCCCACACAGAAGTTCCACCTGATGGTTTTTGTGGCACGATCAAATTGTAATCGGCCATGGCTGTTGTTGTCATTAATATTAACGACATTAGTATTTTCTTAAGCATAGTCTAGTCTACTCCGTTTTGTTATTCCCCAGTATAGTAAAAGTATAACACAGATCATTATAAAGATAAAGATCGGTCTTGTTATTAAATCATTCACTGTGTGGAGTGTTGTTAATTGATAAGTGAGGTTGTATATTCGATCACTTAATAGATATCCAATTAGCAGTGCAGGCCTGCTTACTTGAAATTTTTTACATAGTATTCCAAATATTGAGAATACTAATAGTACTGCAAGGTCTTCCCACCCGCCTGTGTACTGTAAGGTCGCCCAAACAATCACAGCAAGTATGAAAGGAAAGTAATACACATATGGAACACGTGTGACCCACCCTGCGAAATATGCCAGTCCATAACAGATACCAGCGGTAATAATTGTGCCTAGCAGGAACGCATAGGTCATACTGTCAAATAATTTGTCGTCGTAGAACGTATCAGGTGACCCTAAGTCAATGCCAAGGTACAAAAATAGTCCCATCAGTATGGCGGCAAACGATGCACCTGGTATACCAAACAGCACTGTTGGAATAAACGAGGCGGCCTTCTGTGCATTGTTGGCACCCTCGGCACCTACAACACCTCTCACATTACCTACACCAAATTTTTCTTTAGGGTTAGAGGCAACTGTGGCTCCATATGCCAACCAGTCTGCCATTGCACCACCCAACCCAGGAAGTAGTCCTATGAAAGAACCTATGGCTCCTCCCCTGATGCTGTCCTTCCAACACCTGACTGTGTCCTTGACGCCTTGTATTAGATCTTGCCAACTGCCGTGCTCTGCTTTGATTGTGGCAGTTTGTTTCCTGTTGAACCATCCGTTCCATAGTTCAGGTATTGCGAACAGTCCTGCAACATAAGGCAGTATCTGTATCCCATCTTCGAGGTATCTCCAACCCATTGTGAAGCGAGGCACATTGTTAACGTCTACCCCTACCAACCCAATAGTGACTCCTACAACTATAGCCAATGCACTTCTAACATATTTCCTGGTAGACACAAAACCCACAGTGACAAATGCTAACAGCACCAGTGCCCACAGTTCGGGTATGCCCATGTACATGACAACTTTAGTGTACCATGGCAGGAACAAGAAAGTTAATGATCCAAAGAACAATCCGTTACAGGTGCTTGATGTTATTGCGGCTGAAAGAGCTCTTGTTGCCTCTCCGTTCTTGGCCATGGGGAAACCATCCACCATTGTAGCGGCCGCTGAGTTGGCTCCTGGTATGCCTAACAGCACACCTGCAAATGAATCACCGGTTGTTGAGGATGCCACAACTGCCACACAAAAGATTACACCCAGGTAAGGGTCGCCTACAAAGTAGGGCATGAATCCAAATAGTGTGATAAGACCTGTTGTTGCTCCCGCGGCTGGTATTAGGCCAATGATTAAGCCGTAAACAATACCCGCCATTAATATAGCAAGTTCCATATATCTATTTCAGGGGTTGATGTTGTGAACTTCCATGGGAGCGTTACAACAAATTATGTATTTGTAATTATATCCTATACTATATACTTTATATGAAACTGAGTCAACAACAAAAGATCAGGCTTTACTCACACCACGATCACGATCTAGATGTTGAGGACGACTTCTGGTCCATACTAGGCATACTATTGGCCATACTAGGTGTATGGACGACATTTATACACTGGATAGATTACGCCACGTTGAATGTTATCCCATGGTGGGCGGAACCATTCACCATAATACCTTTAATATTCTTGCTGGTGATGAAGGAGCACTACGACTCGCTCAATCCATTACACTGGTGGCCAATGTTCTGCGGGTATAAAGCGAAACTGCCGGATGAGGATAGGATAACAATTAGACCACTTGATGTAGAACGTATAATAAAACAGCATGGTGGTAGATTGAACGTACACATCATAGACTACGAACACATCAAGTTCCGTAGGAAGAAGGATGCTGTTATTTTTGGGTTGAAGTATTTCTAGCAGGCCTGAACACAGTTCCGTATTTGTTTTCGTACAGTTTTAGTTTGTCTGATAGTTCTTTGACTATTTGCCTGTACTCGGCTATCTGAACTTCATGATTTCCCTGTTCTGCCAACAAAAAACGTATCTGATTGTCCTTGTCTTCGATGGCCACTGCTAGGGCCTTGATCTGGTCAGCGTTGTTCATTACTTGCCCTGACCTATGTAGGCTTTGTAAGATCTCTTCTTGGATTTGTTCATAGAGCTCTTTTTAATCCTGCTCTTGTTACTGCCCTGAGAAGTCTTCTTAGGTTTGCCTTTGGTGTATCCTGAAACATTAATTGCCATGTATATATAATATAGTAGACAGTTTGTTTAGTCAAGTATATAATGTAAATATTATTATGATCAAATATCAATTAAGATGCAGATGCACACACGAATTTGAGGGATGGTTCCCAGACAGCAAAGAGTACAAAAAACAAAAGAATAAGGGCATGATTCAGTGTCCCATGTGCGACAGCACCTCGGTAGACAAGGCCATTATGGCACCCGCAGTGAAAACTTCAAAAATCAAAGCACAGCCCGACGAGGACTTTATGGTAATGGGCGAGAGTGCTGACCAGATATTAAGAAAGTTGAACAAGAAAATCAAGAGTGACTTCCAAGATGTTGGTAAAAACTTCGCCAAGGAGGCCAGGAAGGCACACAAAGGTAAGAGAGATCAAAAATTCTATGGCACTACCACTAAAGAAGAGACCAACAAACTGCTGGATGAGGGCATTGACCTTTTCGCAGTACCAGACTACAAGGACAATTAGTCGCATAGAAGTTGATCTTTTAGTACCGGTTGACTTAATACACTTTCTAGTATATAATTGTAAACATGGAACGTAGGATAACAGAGATTGAAACTCCAGAGTTGCGTAACCATATAACAACAATAGGAAAAGGACACAATATGCTAAAAGGTATGTTTAATACACTTTTTCCATCTACTAAGAAGGAAACAAAAACCATGGCAAACTCAACACAATACGTTGTATACACAAGAAACTTCAAATCAAGAGCGAAGCAG